GAACCGGGCATGGAGTCGAACCACTACCCACGTTTAAGACTGAGCCACAGTCACCGCGATTAGCTGTCGCAGCCGTAGGTTTACCCGGTGTAATTACGCCCCCTCTTCCGGGGCTAATATCTCACGCGATTTCACTGCCTGCTCAAACCCATCCACAACCTGAAGCAATGTAAGATTTTTGTTGCCGACGGTAAAAAGGCAATGGCCCATGTGTGCGAAGTATCGCTTATCCGCCGTCCAATGCCTGTCAAACGGCGTTGTGCGTTCGCTGTGCGAATAGCGGGCCACCGTCCACTCCTGCGGGTCTTCGCCGTCCCAAAATGCGTACAGGTTGCCGGGGGTAAAGCCGGGCATGGTGTAGCTGCCCTGCATAGCTGCGATTTCTTCGATGGTCATGATCTGGTCTAATTCTGCAAGTGATATTTCAGGGATGGCGGGGTGTTTGCCTTCATCTACATCTCGCCAAAAATCCCAACCTTCAGGCGTGTAATCAAATTCAAATGCGTCAATCAGAAAATCTTCCTTTTCATTTTTGCCTTCATACTGCGGCTGCCTCTCCCGCAACTGCGCAAGGCTGCGGTATGGTTCTGGTAGTTCGCTGATTTTCATGCCTTAATCGCAAGCGTCTCCCCGCCGCTCTGATACGTTGGCAGTTCCAAAACCTCGCCGTCTTCGGTGGCCGTAATAGCCCCGAACTTCTGCGCGGCCTGATAGGCGGCCTTAGCCCTTTCTTCGATGGCCGCAAGGTTCGCTTTAGCCTCGCTCCATGCGCGGATGCCTTTGAAGTCCCACTTACCAGCAGCGGCCTTCTTTTCGACGATTACGCCCGCGATGGGGATTGCACGCTCTGCGTACTTCGCAGCCTCGGCAATGGCCTGCTCTTTGATTTGCTCCTTCGCTTCCTTCGCCACCTTTTCAATCTTCGCCAGTTCGGCAAAGGCGGTCAGCGGGTCAGCTTCGCCCCGCTCTACGGCAAAGGCAAGCTGCTTAATGTTGTATGTTATTGAGTTTTCCATAGTGTTTAGCTTTCGTCGTCTGTCAAATCCAATGGTGAAAGGTACGCTTCGGCCTCGCGGATCATGTCGTCGGCCTCGTCTTCGGGTACAAGCTCGATTGAATAATCCCCAACGTTACCAGACTTGTATTGAATCGTGTCCCATAGCACGTCTGAACTATCCGCGCCGAGGTCGTCGCATATTGACTCCCACGCCTTAACCCAAGTTGAGTTTGTGACCCGTATGCGGACAAAGTGCCACGGGTCAGTATGAACGTTTGTGTAGCGCGGTGCATCGGGCCACACCTTCGCCAACTGCTCAGCAGTGGCGGTGATAATGAAGTGAAGTGTTTTGCTCATGGTTGAACCTCCACTTTGATTACGTAGTCGTTACCGGGAACGTGATGCCAGCTTCCGTCTGCGATTGTGTCCGGAATGGGTTCGCACTCAAAGTACTTGTCGAGAATGTCAAGGACGCGATGGCCGCGTACATACTCGAATACGTCGCCTTTGATGTGCCTCTGACAGCCTGCGAGTGTTACAACGTAGCACTCTTTCATGTCGATGCGTGAAGTTGTTTTTGTGATTTCCATGGATGCGAATGTACACCCGCGCAGTAATACCGCGCAACAATTATTTACAATTATTTTGTAACTGCCTGAAGTACAGCAGAATAAATTTCTATCCGCGCTAAGTTTACATACTGCAAACAGCCCGCATCCTGAAGATATTCTGCGTTCGGCCTGCCGTCAAGTTCGCCCGCCTTCGCCCGGTTGAGCAGCGCCATCCATTCGCGGTTGTTCTTTGCGGTGTACACTCCCGCGCTTTCGTGGTTGCGGTACGGGCCAAAGTCCGAAGCGATTAGCGGCAGGCAGTACGCGCCCGCCTCTTTGACCTTTATGTCGCTTTTCATGGCGTTGAAGTTGTTGGCGATTAGCGGCGCGATAACCACATCCATTCCCGCGTAATAACCGCCATACTCCGACGGGTGAACACCGGGGCGCAGCTTCAGCCAGTCTGGATGGCCACCGGGTGCAATGGCTTCGGCAACCGCTATCCATTCACGGTCAGCCGGGTCATAGCCGCAAAGGTTAATCTCCACGCCGCCCTGTTCAGCGAAGGCCCGCAAAGCGTCCGCAATCATTAGCAGGTCGTACCGATGGCCGCGCCCGCCGATGAACCCAACCCGGTACGCGGGTGATGGTTCTTTGCTCAGGTTCCATTGCTTAGATGTGAAGTCGAGTGCGTTCTGAACGATGTGCCATTCTTTATTAACCTTACCCACCATTGCGCCCAGCCGCTCGTTTTCCACGATGACAGCCGCCGCGTGATAGATTGCCTCTTGCGTCTTAGTGTGCAGGCCGCGCCGCTCCCATTCATGCCGGGCTGGGTTGTAGCGGTTCAGCATCCAGTAATCATCAATGTCCACGATGTACGGAATGCCGAGCGCATCCAGATCATTGATGACCGCGCCCTGTATCTCTGCGAGTGTGCCGCTCCATGTAACGACATCGTATTGCTTCAGGTCGGGCGGCGGGTTGGGGTTGCCTTTCGCATCGCGCGTAGTCCAGACGGATACTTCAGCAAAGCCCCTAATTTGCAAGTCGGTCAGGGGCGCGTAAAGGCGGTGATAAGAAACACCGCTCATGCCGTTGAGGATGGCTAATACTTTCAATTCAGGTCGAAGTTAAAGTCTAACACCGTATCGTCTGCATCCACCTCAGCAGCCAGCACCCCGATAACCTTCAGGTAAGGGTAATTGACAGCGCATTCATGCTCCGCCAGCTTCCATGTAGGGGCTTCGATGCGCGGCCCTGCAAAGGTCTTTAGGCCACCCGTGGCGCGGTCAATGGCTCTCAGTTCGGTTAGGTAGATGTTCATTTCCAGATTGTTACTTCGATACTAAATTCCCCGTTTGCGTGTTCCTCAGGGCGGTCTTTATTTGTGCAGGTGTCGATGACTTTCATTGCCCACTTGTACCCATCCACCCCGGCAGCCCTTAGCACGCCTTCAACGCTGAACGTGTGAGGCGGGTCGCATTGGTTCGGTAAGTAAAAGTATCGGTGGTCAAGGTTCCACTTGCTGGGTAGCGTCTTCTTGCGTTCGTACAAATCCCGATGTGGAAGGCTTATAAGCACCACGCCGCCCGGCTTGCAAATGCGCACCCAGTTCTTAACCGCCGTTACCGGGTCGTCGAGGTGTTCCAGAACGTGCGAGGCATAGACGTAGTCGAAGGTGTCATCTGCATACACGTCCATCGTGGTCGCATCGCAGATGTCTTTATCGTGGTGAATGCAATCGGTTAGGCTGATAGTATCGAAGCCGTCGTGCGTGTCGATGCGCCCGCATCCAATGTCAATACCCTGCTTTCCGGTAATAAAGCGGCGGTAAAAGCCGGACTTTACCCGGCGGTCGTGTGCTTTGCGTGTTTCAGCCATCTAATTTTGCCTTGTAGTGTTCGGTGATGCGGTGCATCTCGCGCTCGTAGAATATCGGAAAGTCTTCGCTTACCCCTTGCTGCTCCCACAGGCGAAACAGCACACCGCGCAATCGCTGGGCGGGTGTCTTTGCGTTAAGCTCAATGTCCGCCTTCAGGTTGTCGATAAGGTCGGATTCAGCCGCGCTAAACGGTTCGGGTTTGATTGCGAGGTAGCAAAGCTGCTGCGACATTGCCATAACCGCGCCCGCCTTGGATGGGTCGAGCTCCTGCGTGCCGAAGCCAATATGCAGCGTCCGGTCTTTGCGGGTTCGCACGCCTTCAAGCTGCGCGGGTAGGATTATCATTTGTTCAGGTTCAGGGTAACGTGAACTTCGCCCTCATGTTCAATCACTTGCTTATCTCGCCAGCCGTGGTTACACTTCAGGTCAAATATTAGGCCCGTGGTATTCCCTTCGCCGTTGATAAGGGCGTTGTGCTTTCGTTCCTCGATGCGGGTGTAGATGCTTTTTACTGTGGCGGAATACTCAGGCTTTGCATCGTATTCTGACAGCGTGTGACGGTCTATCTTG